TTTTTAGTATCTTTGATTTGACCTTTGTTCTTCAATCTAATTCTTGTAGATGCGTGAAATGGTAATGCTTTACCACCACTTGTAGTCCAGGGGTCTCCGAACATCACACCAAGTTTTTGTCTGAGTTGATTTGTAAACACAAGAGCTACTCTCTGTCTACCAATCATTTGTGTTATTTTTCTCATAGCTTTAGATATAATGATTGCTTTACTTGTAGCCCAACCATCTTTATCAAAGTCAGCTTCCATCTCTACATTTGTTGATGCAGCTGCAAGTGAATCTACAAGAATAGTTACTAACCTATCTTTATCTGACTCTCTAACTTTTGCTACAATCTCTTCTACTGCTGCGAATATATCTTCAACTGTTTCTAAATGTAGATATAACATTGTACCTACATCTACACCAATAACTTTTAAAAAGTCTTGGCTTACTGAGGTTTCTGTATCAATATAAACTGCTACTCCACCCTTTTTTTGAGTCTCTGCTAAAAGATGTGCACCAACCAAAGATTTACCACTTGATTCCAATCCATTAAGTTCTGTAATTCTACCAACTGCAATACCACCATTTGCTTTATTTGATATTGCTAAATCTAATAATGTAGAACCTGTAGAAATAAATTCTTTTATATCTGTAGGTGTTGTGCCAGAACCATCAAGAAAGTATGCAACTTTTGTATCTTTGAATGTTTTGTTTAAACTTTCAGCTAGAGCCCCTGCTAATTTGTCTCTTGTAGACATCTATAAACTCCGTTTCAATTCAAAACCTAGGGGAGCGAAACCAATCACTCCCCAACTTATTGTCTGTTTTTTATTTATTAAATAGATCGTCAAATGCTGCCGACACATCTTCTGTAGATTTTACATCTTCTTTAACTACAGATTGTGTTACCGATTTATCCGAACTCTCTGCCTTAACACCATTTTTTTCTGTTTCGTCTTCAGAAGGATTTAACCAATCGTTAAGTACTTCTGTAAGTTCTTCATAAGTTTGTTCCTTATAAATCTCACGAATGTCTGTTTGGTTGTTAGTCATTAGTTCAAGAACATCAGCATCTTCCGTAACTGGAGTCTGATTAGGTTTAACCCTAATAGTCGTTTTCGGAAACGAACCGCCTGTCTCTTCTGCTGTCTTGAATTCTACAGAAACATCACGACCATTCATTGGATCTGTGATATCTCCGTAATCAGGATCTGCGATTATAGATAACAGTTCTTGATAAACTGTTTTTCCAAAGCCCCAATACTTAACACCTTCATTTTCTTCACCACGAACTACAACTGGAGCAAAAGTTCTCATTTTTGCTTCAATTTTTCTACCTAAACGATAGTCTTCTTTATTACCAGAAGATTTTAGTTTCTGTGCGAATTCTTCAATCGGGTCTGGACGACCAAATGAAACGGGTGAAAGATAAGATTTTCTACCCAAATCATAATGGAAAAATAACTCAATAAAAGGATTTTCCTTATTATGTTTATAAGGAACAATTCTAATCTGAGTTGTACCTGGTTGAGGTTTCCAAAGATTTGATGTACGAGTGTTTGTAGTTTGAAGCTGATTAAGACGCTTCTTGATTGCGCTAATATCCATTTTCTATCTCCTATTTGTCATTTATTATTGTTTTACTTAGTGTAACAATTAACATCAATAATATATATCATTGTACTTTCTGAAAATACAATTTATTTTTCGTCTAATTTGGATTCCCAAGACTTAGTATGTATTATTGAATATACCCTTGTAGGTATCTCATATAGTCCTTCATCGTTTGTCAATAGCAAACGATTTCTATAATTCTCCCAGGGAACTGGAAATTTATTATTCAAAACCCCGTTGTTCAATTCTTTAACCAATTCATTAAGTGCATTTATAGTGTACAATGTATTGGATTGTTTCTTTCTATGTATAGAAATAGTATCTATAGTGCCATCTGTAAATTCATCTGTTGCTTCTACATTATATGTACAAATCAATTGATGATAATCATTTTCATTTTGAAATACATATATCTTATCAAAAATGATTTCATTACACACTATAATTAAATCTATAGTTTCGTATAGTTTATTTCTTTTACAAAATGTTGCTAATAATTGTGTCTTCATATTATTTTTTCACATCCTTACAGGTATTACCAATTCTACTTGAAAAAGTATTCTGCGGTCTCACTCCACCACCTTCACTCCAAGTAAATCCCATATTCATAGCAGCTTTAATAGATCCTAAACAATTAACACCATCAGTTCTATCCACTTCTGTTCCACTTACTTTATCATTATACCTATAGTTTGTAAATTTTTGGTATATCATATCCTTATTATTAATATCTTGAATTAATAAGTGAGATTGTGCAAATCTAACCAAAGTTTGTTCCATTTTATCCCAATCTTCATCTGACCAATCTTCAGTACCTTTCTTTGCTCTTCCTTTCCAAAGTTCTTTCCATTTTGCTGATTGTGCTTTTGCCTTTTCATCTATCTTATCAAGCTCTTCTTGTGTAATACCAATAGATAGAGCATGATCTCTTGCTTTCTGAATATTCTCATCTGCTTTATTTAAATCTTGAGGTTTATCAAACATTAACTTATGAGTTGATACTAAACCACTTAACGCTGACCTTGTTTTTGGATTCTCATACTCTGTCATTCTTACTTTTTCTTCAGCAGAACTAGCTGCTCCTGCACCCACTTTAACACTAGCAGGTCCTTCAGCTTCAACTGTTACTATAATAGAAGATGCAGCGTCAGCAACTTTATTATAATAATCAGGATCAGTAGGATTTAAATCACCTAAATCACCCAAAGAAATCATATCACCTACTTTATAAGTAACATCACTTGGAAAATAAATCTCATGTCCTTTTTTAGTTTGTATCAAACCTGTTATACTTTCAGCCAAATCTGCACCACCAGAAGCAAGTGAAGGAGTCCTTAAAATAGTATGTATAACATTTAGACATTCTTTCTCATACTCTTCAGTTGAAAGATTAGAATTTAAATCTCTTAATGTATTTAAAGCTCTTTTTTCATCTTCTGTTATTCCACCAGGACTTTTTGCCACAATGTCTTTAAAAATACGATGTATTTTTTTAGGATATTCTTCAAGAATTTTCTGTCTACCCTCTTCAGTTGATGGATCAGCACCTTTTATCATACTTGCTACTTTAAAGTTTTTTCGAGGTACAAATTCACCCGACTCTTTATCAAGAGTTTGTGTTAAATCTACTAAATATTCATTGTGTTTTCTAATTGAACGTCTAACTTTTTTAGCTCTAAGTTCTGCCTGTTCGTCAGACATACCTTTATCCATAAAAGTTTGTTTTAATTTTTGTTTATCAGGTACAGATGCTAATTTATGTTCTTTATTACCAAACTTAACTGCTGTAATATTACCTTTGGAATCCTTTACTCTAGATACACCAACTTCAATTTCTTTATTTATATCTGTGGGTGATATATCTTTTGTTCTAATTTTAGAAGCCACTCTACCCGCATCTGTTTTCTTAGCTTGAGCAGCAGTTGTTGGAAGATTAAGTACTTTTTGTAATTTATCTATATATTGTCTTCCAGCCTTACTTTTTGCATAATTAACTTGTCCACGTCTAGCTTTATCATCAAAAGTTTGCGGACCAACTTTAGCAATATAAAGTTTTGCTGTTTTATCTGAATCACTTTTAGCAATATATTTTCCAGCAATTTTCTTTTCCTCGTCTGAAAAATTGGCATCTTGATTACTTACTTTATCAATAACTTTTTGAAAAACTTCTTTATCACTTTCTGGCTCAAATTCTATTGTACTCATTTGATGATCTAAAGCCTTTTTAAATTTTTCTCTGGCGAAACTTTGAGCTTTATCTTCTTTTCCACCACCATCTTTCTCTACTTCTTTTTCTGCTTTCTCTCTGCTAATTGGATCATGTTTTTCGGGATTAGGTTTAACAACTGAATAAACATTTCCTGTTTCTTTATTTTTCACATAATATTTTCCACCCGATGCCTTAGCGTACTTAGGTTTCTCTTCGGCTACTCTTTTTCTTTCTTCTTCTTTATGTGTTTTTCTATCACTCCAAGAATTTACAGGTGTTTCTTCACCCAAAAGAGTTTTAATGGCATAATCAACATCCTCTACTAACATACCTTTTGCTATAAGATAGTTTTGTAAAGCGTATATGTGCTCTTTCTTATCTAAGTATGGTACTGAATAGTACTCTTCTGCAAAATCGTTGAAAAAAGTTTTCCATTCAAACATTAAAATTTCTCCGTAATATCTACAAGGTCATCATAGTTTTTACCCCAAGCAACTTTTGTTGGAAACTTATTATTTTCCAAAACATCTTTCAATTCTTTTAAAAATGGTAATCCATCTTCTATATGCATATCAAATAAAAATGAATCGTAACTGTACAATATAAACTTACTTTTATATTTATTCATTAATTGTCTAACCTTTTTTATAACTACCACATTTGTTTCAGTTTCCAATAATTGAATGTAATAATTAAACAATTTGTTGGCGTTAAAATTACTTCCCTTTATTTCTCTACTATAAATATCTGATTTGATAAAATGTTCTTCTTTATATATATTCCAAAGATTATTTACATAGTCATATACACTTGAAAAAAATGGATTTAGTTGCCACACTTCTATCGGTATTCCACCATAAAGATACTGAAATGATCTCCTTTTTGATTCTTCATAATCACAATTATAATATTTTGCCATATGCTCATGTACTGAACCTTCGGGGAATTCATATTCTACTTTATCTGCTATTAATCTCAAGTGATATGCATCATAATCAAACTCAACCAATTTACCCTCACTACCAAATCTACTAATAAATTTTTCTCTACTACGATCACTCTTATTTAATGCTGCGAAATTAACTCCACCAAATCTATTTGATGGACGACCTGTAGATGTGAATGGATTATACTCTGAATATACCATACCATCAGTTGTTTGTAAACCATTTTTTTCTATATGTATAAAGTTATCAAACATTTCATCATTATATGTCAAAATGTCAGAAGTGTCATATTTTGAAAGAATAACCTGCATTTCCATTGCTATCTTATATAAATGATATGTGAATTTCATTATAGGAATAGATGCGTTTATATCTTCTTTCTCATAATATTTCATATGATAATCTCGAATTGTATCATTAAGATATAAATCTAAATTAGTTTTCTCACCTGTATTCCAATAGTTAAGTAAATTTACATCAATGAAATTATCTAAATGTGTAAGATGATATGCTTGTTTTTTATCAAGAGTGTATATTGGTTTGTTTTTATTATTTATTATACGTAAATCTTCAAACTGAAGATTTTTTGCATCTGTATGATTAAATGTAAGTGTGAAAGGTTTTCCATCAATTAAAAAAAGAACAAAAGATAATTTTGTTTCTACAGGATGTTTTTTGTAATCAACGGGAACGGGAAGTGCTATGATTTGATTTGCTTCCTCATAGTCTTGCAAGAAAGCATTGAATTCCATGCTATTTTCTATAAATTTCAATTTATAACCTTTATTGGATCATAAATATAAAGCTTATTACCCAAATTCAATTAAATTATATATCTTATGTCTAATTTGTGGAAATTTTTCTTCTGCCAAATCTACTGCTCTACGATTTAACTCTTCTTGCTCCTCTGGATTACTACTTAAAGACCACCTTATTTTAACTTTGGCATAAGTAGCGTCTGCTACTTTAAAATCTTTGCCTTCTATTTCCAAAATAGGTGCGTGTGTATCTGATGCTAACTGTACAAAAAATCTATCAAAAAATCCTTTTTTATAATTAACTGGTTTTGGTTCTACTTTTTTATTTCGAAAATAAAAAGATGTTGGTGGATTATTATCTGTGGCTTCTAAGTAACCTTCAAAATCTGTTAGGTTTCTCTTTCTAATAATTATTTCTGAATGCTTTGCTGGTGAAGAAAGAGTTTGATATACAATTTGTTTATTTTTAGTTATTATTTTATGAAATTCTATACCACTTGGAACTGCAATATCTGGATTATTTTCATACACAAACTCTTGTATATCAGTAATTCCTGCTGAATATTCTATTTGTTCTATTCTGTTATCGTTTTGTAATATAGCCATTAAACGTTCCTGCCACCACCGCCCATAGGTCTGTTATTTTTGTTGAGGCCAGGGGAAGGTTCAGGTTGATCAGACTGCTCTGATGCATCAATTTCTTTTTGTTTTTCAGGAGTTATCTTATATTTAGATATCTTTCCTACATTAGCTGTTAAATATTCCGCAAATGATAAATATGGTGGTGCTTTTGAATCACCCTTTTTATCTGCATATATTTCTTCAAGCATTTCACTCATTGGTTTTTTTTCCCCCAAACCATAATCAATTCTCATTAAACCTCTTAATGTAGTTTTCCAACCACTACCATCTACTCTGTGATTTATATCCATAATTTGAAAAACTGTTGCATCTCTATATCTTTTTGGAATATATGTACTTGAAAATGCCTCTCCTGGAAAAATTCCTCCTGTACCGTCAATAGTTACTTCAAACTCAATTGGTGTTAAAATATCTTCTGTTTGTTTTATAGAACCTGGGCTTTGATGTAAAAAATGTAATAAAGCATCTTTATAATGTTTTCTTATTTTACCATTTCTATCATATAAAAATGTATAATCTAATGCTGTTGAGTCTTTTTCTCTTTTTCCTTCAACGGTTGGGTCTTTTTCTTTATCATAATCAATACCATCATTTAAAATATCCATAATTTGTTTTTCTGTATATTGTTTGATAATTTCTGCTGCATCTATTACTATTCCTTTTTCGGCTGACACATCTATTTCTTTTGTCAGACCATGATACCCACTTAGTTCATTTAATCCAAACTTATTAATTTCAGTATTTCCTAAAATTCTCTCAATATTTTTATTAATAACATCTTCTACATTATTTAATTTAGAATTAAATAACTTTCCTAAAGTCCTTGCTGCTTTATCTCCTGACATTTCTTCATTCGAAGCTTCTTTAGCAGATAAATTTCTTCCATACATTGCTACTGTTGCCATCTGTGATGGTAATTTAGTAACCATATTTTGATTAAATACTATAGAATTAGTTTGCCAAGTTGGAAATATCATTAAACCTTTATTATTATATTTATCTTTAACATTACCTGTTTCCAAATTTATACTCTGATTATCAAGTAAAGCTCTTACAGGTTTTTCTGGCGAACCTTTTTCTATAACCCTAACCGTACTACCGTCTTCGCTAGTTGCTAACTCAAAATCCCAAATTCCACCACAAGCATCACTTATATTAGCTAATAAATTTTTTAATCCACCTTCAAAGGTATTGCTAGTTTTCATAGATTCACTAATTAAATCTGCGTGAATAAGTAAATTTCTTAAATATCCCTTTTCTTTACCATATTTAAAATCTCCATCTTTATCCTCACCTTTAGTTGCTTTAAGTAATTTTTTCCCTCTTTCTGAAAAACTTTCGAAAGTATCTTCATCTTTTTCTTCACCTTCCGCTTTTACTGCAAA